ACGGGCGAAGCGGAAGTAAAAGAAAATAAATTACGCCACCAAATACTAAACGGCCAGGAAATTATAGAGGGCGGCGAGAGCGGCAAACTATTACCAGGCAAGTATATCCCTATCGTTCGTGTGCCAGGTGAAGACTTCTATGTGGAAGATGAGCGCTATGTAATGGGCCTGGTGCGCCGTTCAATGGACGCACAGCGACTATACAACTACGCGGCTAGCGTAAATGCTGAAGTCTCAGCATTAGCACCCAAAGCGCCGTGGGTAGCAGGACGCAAGGCGATGGATGGCTACGAAGACTACTATGCGATGGCTAACACTAAATCGATGCCGTTCTTGCCATACAACGACTTTGATGAGCGCGGCAATCCTTTGCAGCCACCTATGCGCCAACCACCGCCAGCGCCAAACGCTCAGTTACATGCTTTGATGGAAAGCGCTAACGGTGACTTGCAGGCCGTTACTGGCCAGTTTGGCGCTTCAATGGGCGAAACCACGAACGAGCGCAGTGGCCTAGCTATACATAACCGCCAGAAAGCTTCAGATGTCGCCACGTTCCACTTCACGGATAACATGGCATACGCAGTTCAGCATGGTGGGCGTATTATCGTTGACCTAATACCAAAAATCTACGACACGCGCCGAGTGGCTAGAATCTTGGGTGAAAATGATGAACCCAGCACGGTAATACTAGACCCAGAGAACGCGGGCGAACACGAAGATTCTTCTGGAAAGATTGAACGTATCTATGATGTTGGCGCTGGCAAGTATGACGTAGCTGTAACCACTGGCCCAAGCTTCGCAACGCGACGAACTGAAGCGTTTGAATCAATGGCCCGTATCGTCGAAACGAATCCGCAATTGTGGAATGTTATCGGAGATCAGCTAGTTAAGAACATGGATTGGCCTGGCAGTGATGACATGGCCCAACGTATCAAGAATATGATACCAGCCGAGATACTTGGCGAAGAAGACGAAGAACAAATCATTGGCCAGCTACAGCAGCAAATGCAGGAAATGCAGATGGCGCTGGAGCAAACCACGCAGCAGCTGGATATGGCAGTTGGCGAGAAAAATCGACTAGAAGACAAGCTGGCGGGTAAGGAAGCAGACAAGGAAATGAACGCGCAACGCTTGCGTGCTGATTACATCAACAAAATGCAAGATCGCGAAGTGGACAAGTTCCGCGCTGAGACTGATCGCCTTAAGGCCCGCATAGGTGAATCTGAATTTGAATCTGGCGTGGCCGCTGAAGCAGACAAACTCGCACTTCAGGAGATGAATGCTATTAGTGCGCACGAGCGCGGCGTGGCTGACCAAGTGCTGACAGCAGAACAGATTAAAACCCAGCGCTATATCACTGAGCTACAGGAACAAAACAAGCTGTTATCACAACGATTGCAGCAAACGCAAAATTCTATCGAAGTAGTTAAGAACCCCAAAAAATAACTGCCTCTCGCAAAGTTTAGCCGAGCTTTATCGGCGCACACTCGCGCAATTCCGCGCGCCTTAATATGGGGATATAAAAGATGGATGCATTAGAACAATCTAATGAGCTAGCCGCGACCGAAGAAAATCCAGAGGTTGAAAACAGTGAGGGTTCCACTACGGCAGTGGAAACCGGCGACGATACCGCCGTAGAAAGCGAAGCGCCTGATTCAGATGAAGAACAAGAAAGTACTGAATCTGAGGAAGAAAAACCCAAGAAACCAGGCAAATCAGGATTTCAAAAACGCATCGATGAACTGACCCGCAAGGTGCATGAGCGTGATCGTTTCATTACTGAAATGCAGGAACGAGTTCTAGCCGAGCAGCAAGAACTATCCCAGCAGCCGCAGAATGAAGCGGAAACACTCGCACCAGAAGATTTTGACGACTATGAAAGTTACATCAAGGCTGTAGCAGTTCAGGAAGTAGAGCAACGTATGCGCGCCGAACGGCAGCAAGGCGTAGCAAAACAGACCGAACGATTGCAGCAGCAGGCGGCGCAACATACTGAATCTATCCGCCAATCTGCACTTGATGCAGGTAAGGAAATTTACCCAGACTTTGTAGAAGTTACGACTTCGCAGGATCTGCCAATAACGCCAGCAATGGGTGAAGCAGTACTTAACGCAAAGAACGCGCCGCAAGTCTGGTATCACCTAGGGAAGAACCCCGATATTGCCGCTGGTATTGCGCAAATGCCACCGACCCAGCAAGTAATGGCTGTAGCACAGCTATCTATGCAAGTGGGCAACGGTGAGCCAGTTCAAAAACCTTCAAATGCGCCAACACCTTCCAAGGCGATAAAGTCTCGCGCACCAGCAAGCAAGAAGGCTGGCGATAAAGATGATATCAAATCATGGATGACAAAGCGCAATAAAGAAATCTATGGATAAATTAACTTAATTGGAGAACCTAAAAAATGGCTAACTCACTTCTAACGCCTACCGCTGTAACGCGGGAAGTGTTACGAGTAGCGCACGAAAAACTCGCATTCATCGGCACGGTCGAACGTCAATATGACAGTTCCTTCGCGCAGACTGGCGCAAAAATCGGCGACTCGTTAAAAATTCGCTTACCTAATAAGTACACTGTACGAACGGGTAAAACACTACAAGCACAAGATACTGAAGAAGAAAGCGTAACCCTTACTGTGGCAACACAGAAAGGTGTTGATATGAATTTCAGTTCTAAAGATCTTACGCTTGACCTTGATGACTTCTCGAAGCGCATCATTGAACCGGCTGTGGCTGTTCTTGTCTCTAACATTGAAGGCGCTATGCTGGATGATGTTACCGCAGACGTTTATAACCATGTTGGAACACCTGGCACGCTGCCGACCTTCGCGCAGATTGCTAAGGCTAAAGCCAAGCTAAACCAATATCTTGCACCTAAAGATAATGACCGTCATATCCAAATGGAATCTGTTGATATGGCTGGCCAGGTTGATGCACTTAAGGGCTTGTTCCAAGACTCTACCGAGATTGCTAAACAATACCGCGAGGGTTACGTGGGCCGTGGCGCTGGTTTGATGTGGCATGAGAATGAGCGCATTTACACGCATACTAACGGCTCCGATGTTACTGGTATCACGGTTAACGCCTCTGTATCAAGTGGCGATAGTTCTCTAACCATTACGGGTGCTTCAGCTGCCCCAGCGGTTGGTTCTATCTTCACGATTGCGGGTGTTAAAGCTGTGCATCCTGAGACGAAGGTGGCTTACGCGCACGAGCAGCAGTTTGTTGTTACTGATGCGACTACGCCAAGCACGACCGTTATCAGCATTTCACCCACAATCATCTCGACTGGATCCAAGCAGAATGTTGACCACCTGCCTAGTTCGGCTGATGCGATTACTTGGGTTGGTGCTGCGTCTACTGCTTATCCTAACCATTTGGTTTATCACGGTGAAGCTTTCGCTTTCGCGACTGCCGACCTTGAAATGCCAGAAGGTGTTCTCTTCGCCGCGCGTGAGGTGTATGACGGTTTAAGTATTCGATGCGTGCGTCAGTATGATATCAATAACGATAACATTCCCTGCCGTCTTGACTTGTTGCATGGTTGGAAGACCTTGCGACCGGAATGGGCAACACGTGTTATGGGTTCTGGCGCTTAATTAACTAAGGAGTAAAAATCATGGCAGTTCATTACCTTGGTGATAATGGCCCAGACGGTATGTGTTTAGGTACGGCCAGCACGGAAAAAGTTGCGTTTTTTGGCGCGACTCCCGTGGTGCGTCCTAGCATTACCGCAGTGGGAACCACCACAGCAACAACCGCACTAAATGAAACGAAGATCGACCGCCTATATTCGGCGCTTCGAACTATCGGATTGATTGACACCGGCGGTTAAACCAAACAGGTTCGGGCGCCTTCGGGCGCCCTATCCTTATTAGTTTCGGGGGGAACTATGTCACGAATTTATCACGATGTTGGCGCGCCTGTAGGCTACCGAGCAAATGAGCACAAGCCGATGATCGCCACTACTGTATATGAGGATCCGGATGCTGGTTACACTTTCGCCATTGCAAAAACATTGCGAGCACTTGATCGGCAAAACATTCCACACGACTACCTTCTTTTATCCGGCAATTGTCATGTAGACGATGCGCGCAATAAGGTAGTTCAGGAATTTCTTATTAGCAATTGTACCGATCTAATATTCATCGATGCGGATGTAAATTGGCAGCCGCAGCACATTATAGAATTACTGAATTATGAAAACGTCGAAATTGTTGGCGGCGTTTATCCCTATCGACAATCTGAAAATGAAAGCATGCCGTTCCGACCAAAAGATGATGGCCTGGTGCGAACGGATGGCCTGGTAGAGGTAGACGGACTACCTACCGGATTCATGAGAATATCGCGCCATGTACTCCACTTGATGGCGCGTAATGCGGAACAATTTTGGCATCGAGAAGATCGACGAATGAAAGTGCCTATAGTGTTCGAACGCACTTATAAGGATGGCGTTAGATGGGGCGGCGATCTTAACTTTTGCAACAAGTGGCGCGAAGATTACGATGGCAAGATATACGCGGCGCCTAATATGACGCTATCTCATGCCGGTAAGTATATCGCTAAGGATAGCCTGGCAGCATTCGCTCGGCGCCAAAAGCAAACCACGTTAAAACATATCTGCGAAAAGATTAGGAACGGCGATCCGGCAACATTTGAGGATCTAGCCGAGGCGCGTAAATATACAGGCAATCCTGGCTATGTGGCTAAAGAAGATAGCCTAATGAGCGCCATCACATTAGCGCGCAAGGCGGATGGGCCAATAATCGAAACAGGTAGCGGATTAAGTACGATATTGATGGCGGCAGCCGCGCCCGATCAGATTGTTTATTGTTTGGAACATCATGGCCTATGGGCGGCGAATTTACGCCAGCTATCCGCAGAATCAGGCATCACAAATATCGCGCTAGTCGAATGCGAGATTAACGCAAAAACCGGATTTTACAAACTGACCGATGATGACTTAGACGAACTACCGATAGACTTCGCGTTAGCTTTCCACGATGGCCCACCACGCGCACATAAAGGCCGCATGGCATTCTTTGATATCTTCGCAGAAACATGCGGCACAATCATTGTAGACGATTGCGATGATCCGAATTACCGTGAAGCGATTGAACGGTGGTGCGTACGTACTGACCGAAAAAGCACGTTTATCGAACCACGAACACTAATTATTGAATAGGCACTAAAATGGCGACAGCACGAGATCTGATTAAGCGCTCACTACGCTTAATGCACGTACTAGAAACCGGCGAGGATCCATCTACCGAGGAAGCGGCGGATGGACTGACTGCGCTTAATGACATGCTTGACGAATGGAACATTGACAGAGGGTTAGTGTTCGCCATCGAAGAAGATTCGCAAACATGGACAGGCGGCGCGCAGTCTATGACCATCGGTAGCGGCGGCGATATGAATACCACGCGCCCGATACGTATAGAGAATTCGACTTTCTATACAGATGCGAATGGTAATGACTACAATTTGCGTCTCTTAGAGACACGTATCGGGTACACCAGCATCGTAGACAAGGAAACGACTACCGACCTACCAGAGTACCTATATTACGAACCAGATTACCCGCTGGGAGAGCTTTATATCTGGCCAGTACCATCTGCCAACATGACAATTAAACTGCACCGATGGGAGCAGTTTAGCTTATTTGCTTCACTTGATGCTACTGTGACGCTGGCGCCTGGATACAAGAACCTCGTGACCTATGGATTATGTGAGTATCTAGCGCCTGAATTTGGCGTGGCTGTACCGCCAGAAGTAATGAGTAGGTATGAGGCTGCTTCTCAGCGGATACGTAAGAACAATATCAGAATACCAATTATGCAGGCGGAAACCGCCGCGATCCGCGAAGGTAGAAGCTTTAATATATTCGTAGGCGATTAATGAAAAACTTCCTAGATAATTGGCGCCGCCAACGAGACGCTAACAGACTAGCAGGTGGCATGGAAGGCACGCAAGAATACATGCGCCGCAAGGCGATGGTGGATAATGCGCCAGTGGGCGCAGTGGGCGCGCCAAGCGGAATCGCAGAACATCAGAACGCACTAGGCGGCGACGCACTAACAAACCTCGGCGCACTAGGCTCGTTCGCGCCAGTAATTGGCGATGCTGTTGGGCTGGCGACTGATGCGCGCTATTTATACATGAATCCTGAAGAACGCACGCCATTGAACTACGGCCTAACGGCTATGGGCGCTCTACCTTTTGTTCCAGCAATGTCGGCAATGACAGCATTCCACGGCTCGCCGCACAAATTTGACGTTTTCGATATGAAGAAGGTAGGAACGGGCGAAGGCGCACAAGCTTACGGGCATGGGCTATATTTTGCTGAAAATCCAAAAGTCGCAGAAAACTATGCTGATCAAGTTCCGCTCTCTGAAGTCAAACGGAATTTTTTAGACACGTTACCGGAAGATGCAGAATTTGAGGAACTACTTGATCTGATCGGCACCAAGACTTTTTCCGAGCAACAAGAGCAAGTAATCCAGGCGCTAGCCGCCGATGACTGGTTAGGATTTGATTACCCCTCGCAGGCCATTAGTGCGGCGTATAGTAAAAATCTAAAAAACTGGGATCCTTCGCCCGCACTGATTGAAGCGGTAAGCGGTAGCAAAAATCTTTACGAAGTTGACATTCCTGATGCAGCAATCGATAAGATGCTTGATTGGAATAAGCCGTTAAGAGAGCAGCCGGAGAGTGTTCAGAAAGCGATGGGGGATCTATGGCCTGATCCCGCAATGACTGGAGGAGAGGCATACACTAGACTGGCTCGTATGCCTGGATTTGTCGGTGATGCAAGAAGGACGCAAGGCATAGACGGGGCGTATTCGTCGCAAAACATTGTAAGTCAGAGATTAAATGATGAGCTAGGCATACCAGGAATAAAATACTTCGATAGTGGATCGCGCGCCGCCAGCGAAGGAACACGTAACTTTGTCGTTTTTGATGACAAATTACCGACCGTGTTGAAACGTAATGATGAGCCTATTAATGCGCTAGGTATGGGCAACGACCTACCAGAAGAACGCTTACTGACTACGCATAACTTGAGCGACGCCAATCTATTAAACGCGAATCAGATAGGTGGCTTACCTATGCCGTCTATCGCGGTAGTAGATGCCGAGAAGCCATTAACAGGATTCGGCGAGATTACCCTGGTAGGTGATTCTACATTAGCCACGCCTGGACGCATGAATCCAGTGTACTCATCTGACGCATACACGGCTCGCCATCCTGGAGTAATTAACGAGCTTTCTAAGGCAGGCGAAAAGCAAATAGAAGACCGTCTAGCTGACTCCATGAAGGCGACCGGAATGCGGTACTCATACGGCGCCAACCAGTTTAGCGACTCCGGTGCGCGCGCATTTCGTGACGACCCAGCAGCGCTACATGCCTTTATTACTAA